AAAGCCCATCCACGCCCATGCTACCGTCGGCAATATGCACCAGGGAATTCGGGGTCACTTTCGGCATTACCATAGTGCGGGCAGAATAGGTCTTTTTCATGTTTGTAAAAATCTTATCCAAAAGCGCATAGGCATCGTCGGTATCTTCAGGTTTCAGGACAATTTCGTCGCCTTTCCCTGCGGCTTCTCCGACCTTGCTTGCCATGCTCGATAAATTAGAGCGGGCGGCCTCCACATAGTCCGTGGTGTCCTGAAGGTTCAAGAGCCCGCTTTCCGGGGAAATGTAGGCGATGGAATATGTCGAGTCCTGGGAATACTTGAAAATTACCATTTCAGCCAAATCAACATAAAGGCCCACGCCTTTCGTTCGCATATCTTGCGCGAGCCTTTTCATGGCTTGCGCCACCGGCCCGACAAAAGTCCAGCCTGCGGGGAACTTTACCTCGGAGGCCATTTCGGCTCCTATCGGAACAAGGCCAAGGATGTTCGCGATGGATTTCACGACTTGCCCTGCATCCGAACCGGGCTTGAAATGAAGGCAAACGGGAGTGCAAGTAAAGGGACGCGTCAAAGAGCGCAAGGCGATAGAGCGGATCACGGTCAGGATTTCCGTTCCGCTGCGGTAGGTCTTGGAGTCGATGATATTACCCTGGTAAATGAGCCCAGGTTCGGCCCCTTCCTCATATCCGGCATAAAGAGCGATGTTCGTCCCACGATTGAGGAACTTTGCGATGGTATCGTCATTTGCGCCGTGGATCGTCGCTTCCAGCTCGTTATCATCGAAAACGCGGGAGCGCACGCAGCGGGCGTCAATGCGCAGCGCCGCCACATCCACCTGCACTCCTTCGGCGTTGCGGGCTTCGAGCCTTATTTGTCTACCCCAAACCATTCGCCGCCTTCCAATTTGTCAAATCTTCGGGAGAAATCCAGAAAAGACCCCAGGATTCGCCCAGCGCATCATATTCGTTCAAGGGCTTTCCCTTGCCATCGGAAAGCGGGAGCGCGATTATATCGCCGTCAATAGGGGAAAGAGCCTTGTGAGAGAAAAGGATGGGCCACCGCTCAACAACCCTAAAGGCCCCAATTTCTCCACGTTCCGAAGAAATCGTAATAAACCACGCGGATGCGCGGGTATTCCAAATAAGGCGCAAGGAAATCACCATCCGCTCGGGAATAAGGACTCGGAAAGTCTGGTCTGCGCTTCTCGATGCCGTAAAAGGAATTTTGAGCATTATTGCACCCCCGGAACTAGTTGCTGCATATCGGCTTCCGAAGGCTGCTCTCCGACTTTCTGCCCACCATCAACGCCGACTGCGGCTTGGCGGTTTATATCGGAGTCCATGTTCTCGGGCTGCACTTGAGCCGTCACCTTATCCTCGCGGAGCTGGACCGTTTTTACTTGCTTAAAAGTTATCCTAATTGCAAGGGCATCGCCGCTCTCTCCATCGAGAGTGGTGTCGATGTTTGTAATCGCAACATTTTCGTAGACTTCGAGAGCCGTTACGATCGTGACCGTCTGCTTTGCATCCATTACCGCCTTGAGCTCGTTCCAGGCATCGGCAGCTCGGTTCTTTAGCGGCTGCCATTGGGCGATATTCAGGATGCCCTCGGCGTTACGGTTTTCCTCGGCTATGTCCTCGGTATGCTTCAGCGAGTGGTTTGATACGAGCCCGGTGAGCGAGCCTTCGCGGAGCTTCACATAGATGCCATCCGAGATGGCCCTGCCGTCTTGCAGCGGGTTCTCGGTCACTTCTGCGGACTTGGAATGGGTCTCGTCAAGAATAAGGTCGAGAGAAACGCCGCCCACGGAGTAGCCTCCCTTTCGGTAAAAAAGGCATGTGTGCTGCGGTAGCTGCTGTCTCCCAGCGATTGCCTGGGCTATTGCACCGATAACGCTGAACATTATATCGCCCCCAAAGTAAGTTCACGAAGTTTCACGTTAAATGCGGCGTCGAAAGCCTGGCGGGACAAGGACGAAATATCAAACTTCTGCTGTGCTCGGGTATTGTCCTCGGTCGCCTTCGTCTGCTTCTTTGTAGCGTTTTCCGAGTCCTTGATGGCCTTTTCCAAATCGGCAAAGGCGGACCTGAAATCAGCCGCTCCGCCGGACATTCCCGGCGTAGATACCGCACCGTTCCCTGTTCTCTTTTGCCCGGCTTTTCTCGCCTTGTAAGTAGTCCATTCAATCCCGCGTGCCGCCTTGTAAAGAGCCACGTTTCGCTTGTACTGTGCCTCGGCGTTTTCGTATTGCTCCTTTTGTTTCTTCAGATCTTCCTTTGATGCCTTTTTCTGCGGGTCCCAGAGCATATCGAGATATTTCTTCTTTTCATCTTCTCGGACCACTTCCGACATTTCGACTTTGCCTTCGGGGCTCAACATGTCGTTTAGAAAATCCTCTATGTCCTGCTGCTCGAAGCTCTGCTTGAGTTCCTCTCCCGCCTTCGTGTAGAAATAGTCATAGAGTTCCTTTATACCGGCAAGGCCAACGAGCAGGACGTTCATGGGAGAAAGAGCCGCCATGAACGCAGCCTTCATCGAGGCGCCTAGAGTCTTGGCAGCCGTGCTCGCCGTGTACATCGCCGTGGACAATAGACCGGTAGCGGTAAGCTGGTAATTCGCAGCCGCACCCGAGGCAAGATGCGCCCTCTCTACGAACGTGAGCGCTCCGGCATAAAGGCGCGTCGTCTTAATCGCAGCCCCGACCATGGCGATAAGTTTGGGGCCGAAAATCAGGACGAGAAGGGGAGAAAGCTTTTGCGCCCATGATACGAGCGAGCCGATAGTCCCCACAAGGCTCGTCACTTTTTCTGCGACGGACTGCATCGACGCGATAATGGGGGTCCAGTCGAAGGCGATGAGCACGTCCGTTCCCGCCTTGAGCAACGGGAGGAAAGCCTCGGCCATATTCTGGAGGGCCGTCTGGAAATTGTCCTGGAGCGTGGAAAGCCGCCCCTGGAGGGTTTGGCTCTGCGCTTCGAGATTGCCGAAGAACAGCCCGCCCTCGCTTGTAGCGGCCTGGAAAGCCGCCGTCACCATGTCGGCAGAAATCGCTCCCTGCGCCATCGCGTCCTTGAGCTTCGCCATCGAAATCCCGGTCTGCTCGGAGATCACATTGAGCGGGTTAAAGCCCTGGTTGATGAGCTGGAGAAGGTCCTGCCCCATCAGCTTCCCGGTGCTCTGGATTTGACCGAATACGAGCGCGAGGGACTTCAATTTATTCTGGTCGGCTCCCGCCACGTCGCCAAGCATACGCAAGGTCGGGACAATCTTCTGCCCCTCGATGCCGAATGCCATCAAGGTCTTGCCAGCATCGGCAAGGCCCAATTTTGTAAATGGAGTTTTTGCTGCAAAGTCCGCAATTTCGGAAAGCACCGCGTTCGCACGCTCTGCGCTCCCGGTCATGACGGTAAACTGCGCCGTGAGAGACTCCATGCTCATCGCGGCGTCGATGCCGGTTTTGGCGAGGTAGGAAAGACCGGCGCCTATCGCAAGGCCGCCGACCCATTTCTTGAAACCTTCAAGAGAGCTTTTTGCCTTGTCTATGCCCTTCGGGTCTACCTGGAAACCCAGACGTGTAAAAAGTTCCTCGATGACCATCTACTTCCTCTTGCGTTTAGCTTCCTCTGCCGCCTTTTTCGTTTCCATAGCCTCGTAGGCATCCGCTGCACTCTCGTAGTCGCTCCTCATGTCGAGAACCGAATTTAGGTGCATGATGTCCTCGATGTCCCATTTCTCGACCTCGGATAGAGGCATTTTAAGGTCTACCACGAGGCGGAGAATAGGCCACCGCTCGTCTATTTCTGGGGCGAGACTCCCGACAACGCCAATTTTGGCCCAGATTTCGTCTCGGTGCTTGCGGCTTCTTCGGAGGTACTGGTTGCTTTCGTTTGCACTCCAAAGCGAGCCGCCAGCCTGAAAGGGGCGAGCTTGTTATACTTCCAGCTTTCGAGCACGATGGAATACATCGCCTCAAGCTCTCCCTGGAACACATCATCCACGTCCGAAATCCCGTTGATTTCGATGGCGGGTTTTCCGGGCGCAACAATCGTGCAGCCTTGCAGGCTATCGACGATAATGCCCACGGCCTTGTCATCGGGAAGGCCGGAGAGAGTCTCGATGACGCCGTCAATGATAGAATTAAAGTCCACCTCGGCGTTCAGCTTCGAGAGGTCAAAGCTCTTCAAGAGCGGGAGAACAAGGGCTCCCACCCTCTTCGCGAGGGTGAATGCCTTTGTTGCGGGAAGCGGCCTGAAACGGACCGAGAAGTTGTCAATTTCTTTTGTAATCGGGGAGAGCATGATTAATAACCTCCTACGAGGTTCGCGGCGATGCCGGTGTCGAAAGTCCACTCGCGGGAGTTGAGTTCGTCCCCATCCTCCCACTCGGGGTCTTTTCTAATCCAGGCCTGCGGGGCAAAGAAAAGAACCTTGTCGGTAAGCAGATCCTTGATCGTCAGCGGGAACACTCCGGCATTCGAGACCTGGTCGGCCGCGAGGATGGTGGAAAGTTCGGAGTTTGACGAGGAAGTTTGCTGGAGGGTGACGCTCACCTCGAAATCGCCCTGGTTTCGGTTCACGCGTTCGACATCGCCGCCTGCACCCTTACTCTTGGAGAAAGCGTCGCCGGAGCGATTGACGCGGACAAAGGTCCCCTCCGCATATCCGGAAATAGGGACGGAACCGAAGGTAATTACAATCATCTTCGGGTCGTAGGTTTTGACGGAAAGATTAGCCATGAGTTTTTCTCCTTATAGATTACACGGAAATCGTGCCGTTGATGGTGGTGCGGTGGATGGCGCCCTGGTAAAGCGCGGTGAACTTCACGTCCGGCAACTTGCGGGCGAGCTTGTCGGCCTGCGGGATGTCGGCATAGCGCGGGACAGTCACCACGATGGAGTCGGCCTGCAAGATGCCGGCGGCGGCGGCCTGGTTCAGCACGCCCTTCACAAGGCCTTCGATGAGAGTGATGCCGCTGTCGTCATACGGAATCTTGCGGTTGTTCACGAGCGCGGAATAGACGGCCTCGCGGAGGCGGGCTTCAATCCAGTCGGTGCCGATGATGATGTCGATCCATTCACCGGAAGCGACCTTGCCTTCCTGCGTGATATTCACGCCGCCGACTTCGGAATAGTAGTTGCAGTTCTTGCCCTGCAAGGCGCTTTCCTTCGCTCCGGTAATGCTGTCAGGAGTCACGCCCTTGAGCGTCTTGTATGCCCAGGTGGAGGTGCCGGGTTCATAGGGGAAGCCCTCGCCCATCCAAGCGGCGTCCGGATAATCGTCACCGGCAGACGGAGCGATGTGGAAAATCACGGCGCTGCGGTCATAGCCCATGGCCTTCAGCACGGAAGCCGGGTCGGAGCTCTTGCTTGCATCCGGAGTGTTCGCGTCGGTAGTCCAGACAATAAAGAGCTTCTTGTTCGTCTCGACCCAGGAAGCGATGTCGCCGTATTCGTCGTCCATCGCATGGTCCACGAGAAGGCCATACCAGGAGTTGTTCTCGCTTGCGATGGCGTTCAGGGATGCCGCGACATCCGCATCTCCGCTATCGGCGCGGCCAACCACGATTTTGTTCACGGTCGGGTTCTGCGAGAAGATAGCCTGCGCCATCTTGTAGACGGCGTCGGTACTTGCCCAGCCGTCATCGGAAAGTTCAGCCAGAGAGCCATAGACTCGGGCGCGGCCAAACGTAGTGATGGTCTTGCTCGTGGCGAAAGTGGAAAGGATCATCGGAACGTTGAAAGCTGCGACCGCCACGGAGGTCGTCTCTCGGGTAATGTTCACGGTGACTATGTCTTTAAGTGCCATTTTTAGGCCTCCTATGTTGCAACTGTAAATTCATTGAAAAGTTCTTCGCTCTGCACGATATTCTGCTGCGCATCCACGACAAGATTTTC